CTTCTCTTTAGATAATCTGATTGATGCCAGGACATGCTCAAAAAATTGTGCACAAGAATTGTCTGAAATGGTACTAACTAGTCCAGATTTCATGACTCCATCAATTTGTTGGACATATATCTGTCCATCAGACAACATAATCTTTGATGAAAAATAAGATGTCTGATAATACCAGTCTAGCAATTGTAGCCATAAACGAGAAGGATTGAGACAAAGTCTCTCCCTCAATCGCTTACGCAGCGCGTAAACCCAGCCTGGCGACTGTAGATCCCACGCTTTACGATCATAAGAATTTGACATGCATTGCACTTGCTGCACTCGGCGAAATTTCATCCAATTGCCGTGGAATAAAACCATGCCATATGCAGAAGGATGTTCAAATGTATGTTCAAGTTCTTGATCGTGATGTTCGGCTAACAGCATATGTCCAATAATCTGATGCACTAAGGGGGCAGAGAAAATTAATCTCCAACGACCCTCAGCGGCTTTGGCAGGTTTATGTGCTTCATCCTTAATGAAAACTGCAAAAATTGGGTCAATTCTTTCCCTAATTACAGCTTTCACATCCTCCCATATCTGTCTCTTACGGTCCTCAGTCCAAGAAAACTTATCCACTCCTCCCATAAGCTCACCTATAGTAGAATAATTTCTACAATAAGGTAGGCCGGGTGAAGAAGAAGATTGTAATCTATCCAACACACGTAGGTAATGCTTATAAGAAGCAAAATCTTGCGGTATTGAAAACTGAGTTGACAAATATCGTTCCTCAGCTATCTGCAAGATTTGATCTTGCTCAAACTGATTAGGATAAAGATAATTCTGCCTAGCTCGTTTTGCCTTTTCCATTTGTAAAACAAAAGAATGATATTCTTGTTCTACAGTGCCTTCAGGCCAAATGTAGTCCAAACTATCCTTGAAGACGGCCTGCAACCCATGGTTACAGCTCACCTTCTCGAGGATTGCACAGACTCCTTCGTTCCTGGCTTTCTTGCCGGAACGGTAGAGGCATTGCCTCTTTTCTTCTGGTTTGAAGCCGAAAATTGACGGGACCCCGAAGGTCCCGCTACAGCGTTTCCCGACTCCAAAACCCTAGGGTGGGCGTCACGCACATGGTCCTGTAACCCTTGTTTCGAAGAGAATTTCCTTTTTCCCCCGCACGGCTTGCAGGGAAACAAAACTTTCTTCGCGGGTTGCATAATGGGACCAATTGCAGACTCCCACAAAGCGTCGTTTCCAGTGGAATCATAATCACGATCGTCATTCCGCTGATCATGATCCCTCCAATCACGACGCTGGTGCCGTTCTTCTTCCTGGTCAATATAATCGTCACCATATTGTATACGGTCGTCTTCTTGCAAAAGAAGTTGATCTTGACAATCATCGACTAATTGCTCATCCAAGAAGTGATAGGCTCCAGAAGCATCTTCGTATTCATATCCATTGGGCATCCTGCGCAAACGGGATGAGCCACCTTGTTTAAGTTGTCTCATGAACCATTCAGCAGAGTCCTCAGGTGCACGTTGATTGTGCACTATAGTGGAAATGAGATGACGAAGAAACTCCAGGTAAACACCACCATTATGTTTGCCTCCACACAGATGCATGGCATAAACCTGGTTGGAGTTGGAGTAAACTCCTCCACTGAATCCATTAGTCGTGGAGCCAGAATATATAGTTTCTGCTCCATCATGCGCTCTTAAAATAGATCCAGTGGAACAAGTGCCAGCCTGCAAACACTCTGCAGTGGCTGTCAACTTGCTCTTCCTGGTGAGCAAAGCCGGTTTAATAGCTTTTACTCCCAGGGCTGTCGCAATCCTTGCTTCCAAGGAGGCGGGCGGTTTCCAACATATGACATCAGTATAGACTTCAGTCCAGATTTCAGCTTCATCAATTTTTGATTCATCGAAATCCAAATCAAACTTATCTGATACGTCAATGCGGTAAGTTGCGGTCGTTCCAAGGTTCTTCAATGTCTTGTTAGATGGGATAAAATGCAATATGTCCCCTTTAATCAAATGATGCGGAAACACATAAACATTCACAGGAACACCTCCGATTCGAACTTTCATCCTAACTCCGGCACCAACTTTTATAATCTCCCCTTCAGATTCAATCGCTATTGCGAAAGTACCAGGGGAGGGTGCCGAGAGTTGGAAGATGTCCGATCCTGGACGTAGAGTTTCCTTACGGTTGTTCTCAGTCCACTCAAACTCCCCCATGTCTGGCTTTGTAGCCACTAGGGAAGTTCCAGTTCCAATTCTAGCTTTAGTCAACAAACCAAAATCTTTCTTGAGTCTACGACGTCTAGAAAGATAGGCAGCGACTAGACTAGCGCCAACTGCGGCGGCTCCAAGGTTGATCAAACTGGGCCGCCCAAGACTTGGTAAAGCCTTTGGGATAGGGCAACGGGCTAGTAATGCTGGAAGAGCTCCCAGCAACTTAATCCCATACCCCATCACACCAACCATAGCCGGTCCTTCCACCGGCTCAACAGCAATTTTAGTTGCTTCTTCAATTAACTCAACACAAACTCTAGTGGTTTCTTCAACTAAATT